AACAAGTACAATATAAAACTATCACAAGAAGAGTCAGTATGGTTTTAATACCAATAAAAGCTAAACTATTGAAAAGAAAATGGTTTGGTCCCAGATGTGGTAGCTGTATTAATTCTGAAACTGGAGAAGCTACTGATTCACAATGTACAACATGCTATGGAACTGGTTATGTAGGAGGATATTGGAAAGCAGCGGATATTAGACTACTAGATATTTCAACAGCATCTTATACTGATAGATTGGATCCAAGTTTAGTAGTAGGACAAACCGGCCATCAAATAGTGAAAGCGGCTACAGTAGGTATTCCATTTGCTGAAGCATACGATGTTATTGTAAGAGAAGATGTAGATAGAAGATATTATGTTAGACAGACATCTACTAGAGCAGAGATGGCTGGAATTCCTGTAATTACAGATCTGGATATGGGCGTAGCTGATTTTAATGACATAATTTATAGTTTTCCAGTAGAATAATGGGTGACATTTTTGCAAATCCGATTGATCTACTAGATATTAAGTATCTATATAGATACCCCATTAGACCTAATCTCATGAACGCTACACTTCTTAATTTAACACGTCATTATTTTACCAAACCAGAATATTTGGTCACTCCTAGATTTAAAGGAAAACCAAACAGAGGGATAACTCCATCAGAACAAGATAGCGTAAAAATTGTATCTGTTGCAGCTAGAGAGAAAGTAACTACAGATAAAATCCCTTTAATAGCTCTACGAAGACTGGAATGGGTTCCAGTTCAACTAGGATTAGGTGATGGAATAGTTAACTCCAGTAAAAAAAATACCTTTACTACTTCTTTCCAAGGCGGACACGCATTTTTCTGTAGATCAACAGAAATGGGAGAAGTAGAATATTTAGTTGAAGAAGTAATGAACTTACTAATAAGATATCAGACTGTGATCAGAAGACTACTCAATTTAGCTCAATTCAACGTTTCTCTCGTAGAAAAAGTATCAATGTCTGTTTACCATAAAGAATATTATACTTGCCCTGTCACAGTTAAATATACATGGGTAGAAAGCTGGTCTTACAATAAATCTATTGATGATATAGTTGGGGTAATAGACAGAACATTAATGGAGATAGGTTGGCCTCCGCCAGTTATAGATAAATAGAGGATAAATACATGACGACTACGTATCCAAGCTCATGTACTACAGTAAATGATATTACGGTAACTGCGTTTGGTGAAGTAGGTGTTGCCAGAGCTTTTGTATTTAAATATGAATTTAAACCAGCTATAGTTACAGGGTTAAATCTCAAAAATAGTTTCCTAGTATATGCTAGGCCTGTTGGCATTGGAGAACTAGTACATGTACTGTTTCTAGAAGAAGACAATAATAATTTGCGGGGAAAGGAATTTACAAAATTAACTCCTTGTAACAAAAAAACTGTAGAAATTATAAGAAGTACCAGCTCCTCAAACGCAACAGTATTTAAAGCAAACGACGCATACTTAGTAGGGGTAGAAGGTAGAATAACAGTAGAACAATATTTATTTATAGAGTCTTTGAGATTTTACTTTTTTGATTATGATGTAACCTAAAATGAAAAGATCCTTTCACGAAGAAAAACAAGGGCAGGCGAATGCCCCTCCAACGTCTTATCTCAATGCTTCTCTTAAGCAAGAAGTACATAATAAATATACAAAAGCATTTGATTCTCATCTTAAAGCTAACAGAATATACGAACCTCCGACATTAAGAAAAGGATTAGTAATCTTCTCTAATCCAATGCTACGTGTCTATTACGTAGCAACTGAAAACGGAGGGCCTGTAAAAGAATGTCTCTATTTAATGAGAGGTTCTGGAAATATTTTGGGTGTATATGATGCCAGTACTATTTCTGTAAATACAAAAGTCTGGTATATAGATGATCCTTCTAGTAGATATGGAATAATCATAGGCGCTGAGCCTAAGTATAATATAAACCCCACTACAGCAATCAATGAAATAATATGTCAAGAATCTGAAATAGGGCCTTTACACCAAAATGTATATAGACTATTAACCCCACAATTCAATAATAACAGAAGGACAGCGCTAGCTGATTATTCTGGTAGGACTCCAGAAGATAGTACTGAAGTAGGTGAACATACACTAATTTCCGAATCTGGTTCTGCTATTCATCTAGACCCCTTCATGGCAATGATTAGAGCATCAGATATTAGCGGTGTCTGGTGCTTCTATATTGACTCTTTAACTAGAGTATCTGGTCAACATCTAGAGTTATGGTCTGGTGTTTCTGAATTCAGAGCACATTCTGACTTTCACTATAGCTTTATCTATGAAGGGGTAGCCCAAAACGTAGCTGAACAAGCTGGGCTTCCAACTAAAATGCAGACTCAAGCCAGGCTTCAGGAAGTTCTGAAAATAGACAGTGCTAGAAAAAGGAAACCTCTTCATTATGATAAAAGATTCAGTGGTTCTTTATTTAATGGCGATAGACGTTTAATGATCGCCGTTGGGGATCAGCAATGGAAATATGGTGAAACTAAGAACGTTAAAGGATTATCAGATTTTTATAGATGTAAATTCGGTCAAATAGGAATTAAATCTGCTACAGGGATTCATCTCGTAAAATCTCCACATATTCGTTTTGTTGAAGAAAAAGCAGTTGGAGGTTTTGATGAAAGTGTAGAGAATTACAATCCTAAAAGCTTTAGATATGAAATTCTTCAAGCAGAAACTGCTGTACCTAAGCCATTTGTAATCCATGATATACATGCTTTTCTATTTGATTATTTACCTAATAACTATCCTAGCAGTAACAATAAAAGATTTTACGTAAATGACAATAATCGGAGTCAAAGTACATCAGGTCCTTCTCTTTCTGGTTTTAGTCAGAATTATAATCTTTTACAGGAACCTTCTTATGAAACAGTCACAGTGGGTAGTAATGAAAAGATAAGAGTCTATAAAAATAATTCATATATTAGCATGACTGCTGATGGATCTATAGTTTTAGGAGACGGATATGGTGCTACTATAACTATGACAAGAGGGAAAATTCAAATAGATGCGCCTTTAGGAATTGATTTCATAAGCGGTAGAAACTTCATTGTCCATGCTGGTAGAGATGTAATTCTTAGAGCTAAGAATTGTGTAGATGTATCTACTACTGAAGGTTCCATACGTAATATTTCTGGTGCCAACTTCTATGTTAGAGCAGCACACAAGAAAAAGAATAGTGGAATTGTACTAGAAGCAGATAGTACTGCAGATCCAGGAGATTCTACCCCAGGAATAGGGGATGCTGCTTTTTATCCAGGTATAAATTTGAAATCAAGTAATGCTTGTATTGCTATTCAATCTAAATCTGTCTTTTTAAATGGAACTAGAGGAATATTGGAATACGCCGACTCTGGTAATATAGTTAGGGCAGGTAATAATTTAATAGATGTATCAAAAGAATATGTTCACCAGATTTTTGGTAATCTGTCCGGGTCTGGTGATAGCTCTAGTAGCGGATCTGGTAGTGGACCAGACGGCGGATCGGGCAGTGGATCTGGTAGTGGGTCTGAAGAATGTACTCCAGTATCTAGTACATCCAATATCCAATGTAATACCTTTTCTGCCTCTGGTAATTATCTGGGACATGATCTTTTTGTTAGAGGTAAAATCGTGGGAGGTTCTACTGGTCATTTTAAATGCAAAGTAAAATGTGATGATGCCAGTACAGCCAATAATGCTAATAGTGAAAAATCAAATCTAGAAACAAACGCAAGGACAGCTAAAAATGCTGCTGAAGATCTTTTAGAGGATAATCAAACATTACTAGAAGATATGTCTATCACTTTTAGAAATTCCGAGCAGTATAAGAGTTCTGGATATACGATAATAGCTCCTAGATGGAAAGATTGGGGGACTAGTGAATGGAAAGAAGACGGTCTTTGGTCAACGACTGATAGTACAGCATCTATTACCTATCCATTCCCAGGGGAGGCAGCTTTTGATGGGAGTGTACAGCCTATCATTTGGGTTAATCCGAGGTTTTCTGATAAATATGGAAATGTAACAACAACTATAGATAATATCGGCAATACTAATTATTCAGTGCAGCTTCAACGTAGTAATATGCATAAATTCAAGATAGTAGGATAACCATGTCAACTATTTTTACTCAAAAAGAAATAGAAGATTTCCTGGTCGCAATATTTACTGATCCTTCTTCTTTCCAGAAGGAATATTCTTTAATAGATGATCTTAAAGTATCTTTCTGTTTATTATCTAGTAATGAACATTTGTTAATAGAGAATTACATAGATGAATTAATTTCTAATTCCAAAATAACTAATAATGTTCAAGCTATTAAGGAAAAGAAGAAATTACAAATGTTATTATCCGTATATTCTTTATCTTCTACTAAACATAAGATCTTCTATAAGAAAACAAATAATTTGAATATGGCTTTTTCCAGTATATGTGATAATCTGAAAAGTCAAGTGCTTTATTCTCTGTTTATTGCAAGGTGGAAAGAATTCAATAAACATATCAAAGCTCTAGTAAAGGAGGCGACTGCCCCGGATTTTTTTCAAGATATAAGGGAATCTACTTCTTAATAGATTCCCTTTTAGATATCATAGATAACAAGTCTTTAACATTAAAATATCTTCCAGGAAAGCTTGTTCTTTGTCTTAAAACTAGATATTCCTATATAAATAGGAAGGTAGATATTCTCAAAACTAGAAATACAGTTCTATCTTCCTTAGCTAAAATTAGTAAAATAGATAAGGAAATTGTTATTCAATCTTATAATAGCTATGCAAATTTTGCATTAACACAAAGCATTCAAGCTTTAAACATAAAGGACAAATACGCAGATTTGATTGAAAGGCTGGAGAGATTGAAAGCTAGTAGGAACCTAAATGCCTAGAAAATTCAGAAGGTTAAGGAAACCTAGACAATATCTTAAAAAGGATAAAAGATACGATAATTTATCTGCTATTATGGCTAGTAGAGAAGAAAAGACAGCAATCAATACTTTTACTCCAAAGGTAGATGATGAGGTTTTGATTAATAAAAACGATGTAAGAAGAATAGAATTGGAATCAGAGGATCAACAACCCTATACAAATGTAAATGTAGAAATAGAAGACACGGATATTACTCAGAGAGTAGAACAGAGCGAACTTAATACTCCAGAAAATAGAAATGAAATAAATATTGGTCTGGGAGAAATCAAACAACAAGGTATACAAATGGATATTTCAAATATTAATCTAGATTCTCAAAACGTGTATATTCCTAATTTATCGAATATAGGGGATGTAGAAATTCCTCAAACTCTTATAGAAACAAACAGTTCTTCCCTAGATATTGAATCTTATTCTAATTTTAATATGATGGACTTACAAAATTTAGGAATAAGAGACAGCGGACCACAAACTCCAAATATCGGCGATATAGACTTTATTCCGTTAAATACACAAGTAACACATTACTGATAGTATGGCAGATAACTTTGTTCCTCCTAAGAGTTGGACCGCGCCTCCTAAACCTCCGGACCCCCAAAACCCACAACCCTCTACTACAATACTTAATGAAGGTCTTACCTCAGCTAAATATCCAACGTCTATGACTCATTCTACTCCTAATATTTCTAACTTAGGAGTAACATTATATTTAGTTAACACACAAAATCCTACTAATCCAAATCTTTTTACTGCCATTCAGTTGGAGAAAGCAGGACTCATTCCTTCATTTATAAAAGCACTTACCGTAAATAATATTCAAACGAGTCCTACTTTAAGTGGAGTGATGTACACGTATATCTTCCCACCCTCTGCGTTTAAGTGTGTTATTGGTGGATATATACTGAGAAATGAAGTCATCCAAGAAGAAACGACAAGAGTGATAAATAATCAGCGTGTAACTACAAGACAGGCTAAAAATATTCAAGCTACTCCGTTTTCTATGCTAGTTTATTTAGCTACACTGGTAGCAGCAAGTTATTATGGAGCTTTGTGTGCAATAAGCGTTAGAAATGTATTCATAACTACAGGACAAGTGACAGATAGAAGTTCTAAGCAATATGGACAAATAGTAGAAAAGGATATCACAACAGACAGTATGTACCTCCTTGGTTTTTTAGAAAATGTGGGATTTGAGTTCAGTGATACAGAAAATAAAATAGGTAAATTTGAATTACATTTTCATTGTTATCCGTAAAGAACTATGCCTGTACCTTTTGTTGCCCTGGGAGTTAGACTATATGCTTTTGTCCAACTTCCTGCTTATGGATGGGCTCCTATATCTGTAACATCTTTTCAATGTGATTATACTATAAATCAAATCCCTCAAGCTACAATTGAAGCCCCTTTAGGGATGACACGCGACTATCTTATTAGTACAGCTCATGTACTCAGTGGTAATTTATTTAGAATTCCAATAGTAGTAGTAGCAAGTATAAACTACGGTTTTAGTACTCCTGGTACATTAGGCCTACTATTAGACCATCCTCTAGCTTATCCTAAAGTCTTTTTACTATTTTCTGGTTACGTCACTAGAGTAACAGTAGTAAGAAGAGAGAAAGGTGCTTTTGCCAGTCTATCTTGTGTACACTGGTTATCTCAGTTGGACTTCTCTTCTGGTCTCTCTTCAATTATTCATCCAAATAATCCAGGACATTTGACGTTTCCAGCTTTCTTCAAAACAGGGGCTGGAGGTTTCCTTAGAGGAAATGCAAGAGGATTCTCTCCTCTAGAAGTAATACAAGGATTATTAACAGTTGAGGAACTAAAAGATGATCCGTGGGAATATGGAATCTATAGATGGCTGGGTTTTTTAGCAGCGACAGACGCTGCATATTTCGCTCAACCATATGTTTTGAATGCTTTAAATTCAATTATCTATAAGTTTTATGTAATAGAACCACCAAACATCATACCACAATTACGCCCTGCTCTAAGACCAAGAACCGATTATCCTGATGCGGAAAGAATACTTGCTAATATTGCAGACTCTTTAGCCGGTAGGACTACGAATCATACAAAGAATGATTTGTTGAATATCACTTCTTTAGCACAAAATACAATCTGGTCTAAGCTAGTTAATGAATTATCTCCTGAATTACAATTTGTAATATGCCCAATGCCTGGACGCGCTAGAGTTATTCCATATAATCCTGTATTTGCTCCAGTCAAATTTCCTCAAACTGTATTTGCTCTTGATAGCAATTGGTATGTACCTTTTAAATACTCAAATGTTGTCTCTTTTACAATTAGAACAGATCAAATTTTCTCTACTGTAGAAACAAGCGCAGCACAGATTCCTGTTAAAGTATTTGGTTTATATGGTAATTATGCTCCATTAGCTGGAAGTACTTTGGAAGTAAACAATGCTTTACAATCATTTATAGGTGGCTATTATGCTGCTCCAGAGATAACAGCAGGACAAATAGTTTTAGAGAAAGCTCCATTTTTCTTATCTATATCTTCTGTACCGTCTGTATATCTAGGTCAAATGATATCATTTAATAGAGCTACTATGAGAAGATTACCTGCTGCTATACAGGCTAGGAGGGAAATAGCTTTAGCAGGATTAGCAGAACAAAGAATATTAGATAGAATGGCGAAATTTTTGTATGCTAAGAAATTGACAGAACATAGGCAGCTAGAAATAGCGGGACCATTACGTTTTGATATTTGTCCTGGTAGTATAATTGCTATAGAAGCAGTAGGTTCAAATTATTTGCCTGGTTCTTTTGCATTGGACACTGCTGTTATAGGATATGTATATAGTGTAGGATATGATATAGATTTAAATAGACAGAATACACCAGCTAGAACTATTTTTAGACTAACGAATTTAAGGAATATATTTGAAAATTGTTACACCCAGAGTTTTACAGTTAGTAATCATCCTCTATATAAATATTCATTTATAGGCGGTACAATGGCAAATCAATTGTATTAATTATGGCTGAGTTAAAAGCAGAAGACAGATTGAAATTAGCTTGGAAACAGTGGTACGAAAACCCAGAAAACAAGCAGCTATCAACCAAATTAATGAATGAATTTACACCTATTATTAATTCATTCATTACTACTTATCTAGGTGCTAGCTATGTAAATGATCCTCTTATTCAGGGAAGGGCTAAAACAGTCCTTTTTGAATCACTAGGTAAATATGATCCAACCAAGGGTAGTCTTACTACCTTTGCATGGACTAATCTTCAAAGATTGCAGAGATATATGTCAAAACATCAGAATGTCTTGCATATGTCTGAGCAATCTGTTATGTTAGCTAAGACCTTAAATGAAGCTACAGAAAAGCTTAGAGAAAGTCTTGGGAGAGAACCCTCTGATCAAGAATTGGCTGATAGTTTAGGAATATCTATTAAAAGAATAGAAACAATTCGTAAAAGACAGCAAGTTGGATATGAAGGCTCTTTTGAAGAAGCTACTGGAGAAGATTCAGCCTCTTTACCAGCAGCTAAGAAAGCTAAAGATTTACAATATCTCTACAATGTATATTATGATGCCTTGGAAGATAATAAAGACAAATATATATTAGAATCGACGTTTGGTTTACATGGAAAACCTAAAAAGACTATATCAGAAATTGCTAAGGATTTAAATATATCTAGAAACAATGTGAATCAAAGGTTAAATAAAATAAGAGAAGATTTTAAAGTATTAACACAGACTACCACTTCAGGTTCTAGTATAGACTTAGAACTAGAATAGTCAATTTTCCTCCTAGGAGTAAAAACAATGTTATTTCTACGACCAATGTTACAAAGCCTAAAGAGAGGTGCTCCTGGAGAATGGTACAGAGCAGATCTTAATAACAAAGTAAATTGGCATGACCAAAGTCAGGTTAAAAAGAGATTGTATAATGCCTTTAATCAATCTCAGTCTATTTATCTTCAGGCAATGCTTTCTGAGCGGGTGCCTATGGGTACTGCTATGTCTAAATTAATGCAGTTCAACTATTTTAATGCTATTCACAGAGCATTGTATTTACGATATTGTACACCTCCAATCATGATGAGTTATCAAGTAAGGAGGTTTTATCATTTCACTTATGGTAACGGAATATGGGATAAGATTTTCGTCTACTTTAATGCATATGAAAACATAAAACCAACTGCTAGAGATCCAGTAGCAATTACTAATAGTAACAATACAAATAACGAATGATACCATGCCGTTTGATATTCAAATTAAAAACAATAGTATTTCTCTTATAGATAGTAAAGTTGAAATTGAAAAATATCTAAATATCTTTTTTGATATATATTTACATCATATTTTAACTAAGAGAGTATTATTCAAAGATCTAAGATTTGGAGATGACGAGAAAAAACGTAAGATAATATATAACGCACACATCTATGCTACAACTAAATGGAATAAATCCTTAAAAAGAGTACAAATACAAGGCAGTATAATTCGAGGATTTACAATCAACAATAATCTATTAGTTGTAAAAGCTGAACTTGTTATGTCTGATGGTGAATATTTATACATTACTTACAGAACACAACTTTTTTAACTGATAAAATAAGGTATCACGTATGTTTATCCAAGAATTGTTATCTGCTGTAAAGTCTGAACTCAGAGAAGACTATCTAGAAACCATTAAACAAAATCTACGAAAGCTGTTTGAAGAAGCAGGAATAAAAATACAACCAGAAGGTCCCGCCTTTGATCGTTACATATTAACGCCGCAAGCTATCATAATAGGTATTATAGACCTATTGATGGATAGAATTTTAAATCTGAAATCTATTTCTTTAGATAATCCTATTGATAAAATTATACTGAACTATCTGATATCAAAAGTAGATTCTAAAGAAAGAAGTAGTGATAAGAAGATAACGGTGTGTTTCCTAGTCGATAATAAAATGTCTCCATATATTCTCATTCCAGACAATTCAACTTTATTTAATGATAAATGTGAATTGCTACTTCTCGAAGCTATAACACCAGAAAAGTGTAAACCAATTTCTTCTTCTGTGTCTAAAGCTATAGGTACTTGTGTAATAACACAACAGAAAGATAATATACTCTTATTTGACTCACTTGAGTTGAAGTACCCAGTAGATGGAGTTTTATCTATAATTTCTTGTAATGAAAGATTACTTTCCAAAGTTCAAAATAAGGAAAGTAAAATTCAGTTAATTTTAGAATCTTTCCAATTAGGAGAATTTGATGCCAAGTTATATAGCTTACTAAATGGAGTCTCTTCTTTTAGTTTCTCTCGAAGAAATATTACTTACCTTTTAGACAAAGACTGTATTAATGTTATTTTCAAACCCTTAAATCGAGTATTAAATACGGAAATATTTATTCCAATAGAACAATTAATAAGAGAAGAAAAGATTGTTTTTACAACAGAGCAACCATTATTTGCTATAAATACCTTTGAAAAGAAAGATGGATCTGCAGTAAAAACAGATTATGAAATATTTACTAAAAATGAAAATTATTTGATAAATGACTTAATGTCTACAGTAGAAATAGAGACAGAGTTATCTGCTATAGAAGCAAAAGACGTTATAGGAATAATTACATATGGAATTCAAGGGCTTGGAATATTAAAGGAATCTTGTGAAGTACTTAACAATATGAAAATGAATACTTTTAGACCATACCTAGCTAATATAGTACTCCCTGAGATAAGCATTGAATTGACGGTCGTTGGGGAAAACACACTTCCTAATTTATTTGAGATCCTAAATATTTTAGAAGATATTATTTTAGACAGATACAATGACATGGGTTTCCGTAATACTGATATAGAAGCATATTTACTAAGAAAAAACATACAAGCAAACGTAACTATTAATAAAATCTATAGACAGGTTAAAAATAAAACAGGAGATAGAATAACTATAGATTTTGAAGAGGAACAAGTAGATAATGAAGTGAAGCTTCAGAAGTATGAAGCAGCATTTATTTTACCTGCTCTTATAAAAATCGAGAATAAAGGATAAGAAAGTGGACAAGCAAACTGATGGAAAACTGTTTATCTTTATTCTACCGAAAGAGGCAGCAGAAAATCCAGAATTAGTAGAGTTACATAAAGTAATTACTAGTTCATTAGTAGATAAGTTAGAAGAATTTTACAGTATGCTTCTGGATAAGATAGAAATAGCAGATGTAGCTAATGACGATTTTATTATTCAGTTAAACAGTTGGAGATATAACTAATTTCGTTTCTTATGGAGGGTATTATGAAAGAGTTAACTAAAAGAAGCTATAAGAATTTAGTACTTAATAAAGATAAGTTTCAGGTTAAAGAAGAAGAACCTGAAGTAGTAAAAGAGATAGGTAGAACCTATTATATCTTATCAGTACTCACAAAAGAGAACGCAGAGCTATTCAAACCTGATATCTTTGAATTCGTAGATCAATACTTGAAAAGAAAAGGAATCAGGGCTACAGTAGACGCTAACCCGCAAGTACTACCTGAAGATGAAGAGGGTAATCTTGTAATTCCTTCAACTAATCAGACCAAGCACGTCGATCATTTCCGTTTTGTATTCAAATGCCCAGAGAAAGGCTGAAATATGTCTTTCACTTTGTTATCTGATGGAATAGATAATGATACCATCACTATAAAGTCTGCAGATGCTATAGTAGATAAACTAATAGAATTAAATCTAACAAGAAAAGAATTACTAAAAATCATATTTTATAAAATAGTAGAAACAGAGAAACTACTTCTAAGTAAGATAATAAATGCAGACAAGTTAAATGTCTTAGCAGCATTGATATTAATAATCAAAGACTTTGAAATCACTGAGATAGATTTAAAGTATATAGTAGAAGTACGATATTTATTACAGCTAGTAATAGCTGACAATAGGTATATTTATCTAATCTTCCAAGACAGATATTCCACGGCAGTAGATGTTAAAACATTAGAATATATCTCGCTTAAAGAACTCCGCTTTGGTAAAATCCAAGTTGGAGCTTCATTAGTGGTAAACCTTAAAGAAACAGAAGAATAGATAACTGTATGTCCGTTTTCTTTAGTCATGATGCACTGAAAAAGATGGTCAGCTCTCAGTTCATGAAAGATAAATATCCAGACGTGTTTAATAATCTTCCAACTACTACAGTCAAAACATGCTGTAGATCGGAAACTAGAGTAGACTATGATGCTTTACTGAAAAGAATCAATAGTTTTCCAGATAATATTCAAGAGAGCATAGCCAGAGATTATTCCACGCTACCGTGATATGACAGAATCAAAAGAGCCAAAAATAATAGACAGAGATTTTGCTATTCAATTAGCTATTAGACATAATGATTTACTATTTGAGGACCCTACTGTAATAGAAGATGAATTTGAAGCAAGAAGGGAATCTAAAGCAGCTTATAACAAATTCATGGCTGCTAAATGCCTCATAGAAACTAACTACTACTGGTCTCGTTTACAACATTTCCTACACTTATGTAATTCTATAACATATGGTTATGTCTTTCCAGAAATAACCCCAATGGCTTCTATAGAGGCTATTGGGTGGTCTATCGTAGAAGCTACTTTATTAACTCAAGACCTGAAGGAAGCCGTTTTAGAGGATAATACTCTGGCTTATATAGAAGAACGTATTAAATATGAACAAGAATTTCCATTTACTCTATATCCGTTTATTACAACCCTGTCTCCTAAGAATTATGATTCTTCAGAAATAAATAACTGGATAGTCGTAGGAATGAAGAACATGGTTCATGCTATTAGAGATGAATTTGAGAAAAGGAAAGAGAAGCTTACAGCGGCTTCTTTAGATGATTTAGAGTCTAAACTGAAAATCTTCAAGGTCTCCTTGTCTTGATTTATTGATCAAGGATATACAGTCTGAATACGATGCCATATCTTTATCTTTCTCAATGTTAGATACAGGAATTGCTTTATCTATAGCATTAAGCAAGAATTCTACTAATTTAGAATTCACATAATCTTTACCATACAGATATACATTAACAGTATCTTTGTAATCATTTAAATCAAAATATAGTGAACTTTTGCTAATGTTCCATTGAACTTTTGTAGATTGAGATATCCAAATTACCTTTGGCAGTCTTCTGAGAACGCAAGTATAGATTCTATAAAGTCCCTTTATATTCCTATTGTAAACTCCACTTCTATCTGTAGTTGGATGATCTAAATTTCTATTTAGTAGAATTTTAGGAATACAGTTATATTGATTTATACTTTTACGGATAATATCTAAATAAAGTTCTAAATTATCTACAATAAAAATGTAGTCGTTTATGGTATCATTGCCACTAAAGTTATTGTAGATAGCGCTTAAGCCACAAAACATATTCTTATAGAATAACGTAGAAGGTAAAGAGATAACAGCACCACAATTAGCAGATATAGCAAATCCTACAGGAACCCCTGGTATCAAGTCTAAAGGTAATATTAATGTTTCTGTATTTCTAGTTGTATTAAAGACAGCTCTAACAGCGGATACCGTAGTATACTCTGGATCTCCAAGAGTTAATATATTCAATAATTTAGTTAATGTTAAATCACTTATATTATGAGTTATACCTAATGAATTAAGAAACCTAGACTTATTGTTAAGAGTATATTGTTTATTAATTTTCCATTGAATTAAGTTAGATCCTAACCTTAGAACATTTCTTACGGAAGCCAAAACCGTCAACTTACTACTTTTAACAGTCTTAAGTACGAACCTTTCATATACAGATAAATCAGGAATACCATAGGGATCTAGTTTAATTAACCGTCGGATAGCAGCTATTATTGGAGAGATACAAACGTTACAGTCTGGACAGAAAGCATAAGTAAAATCTAAATATGGTTCTTCCTCTGCTTTTAGCTTTTTGTTACAATATTGACATTGATAATAATCAGCACAATAATTGTCCGGTACCATTTTTTGGACAAGTTTCTTGATACTTAAGAAATAATTACAAGGAGACGGTAACCACATGACAACGGCCTATCTGTATAGACTGATGAATGAATTTGAATTTCCCGAATTCGTTAAAAATGCAACGGCTGATGACGTAAGTATACCAGAGGAAGGTATTCCTGACCATCTATATGCAGATGATAAATTCAAGAAATATCCATGTCATACTAAGGCAGCTACTGCCATTTCTGCTGCCCAGTTTGTAGAAGACTTTGATACACTTAGTGAAGAGAGAAGAAAATACATATTGAAAAATCTACTGTCTCATGCACAGCAACTTAAAATCGCAGAAGATATTACTAAGATTCTGACTACCAAACCTGCTAGAAAAGAGAAGTATGCTTTAGATATAGTAGATCTTGAAGGTAATAGAAGACGTTTATTTCCAATCAGAAATGAAACAGAAACTAAGAAAGCCGCTTCTTACTTACTAGAACATTGGAGAGATATTCCTGCAGATCATAGAGAGACCATTGCTAATAATATCCTTAAAGAAGCTGCTGATAATAACTATGCTCTAGGTGAATACAAAATTAAGCTGGAAAAACTGTCTGGCAATGGTCTCATTGATAAAGATCAATTAACGAAAATTGCTAATTATTTTGTTACACATTATGGAAAAAGAGGTACATATGGTAATGGAGCTAATCCTGCTGCGTATCTAATCAATTTAGCTGCTCTAGCAGAAGCTACTCCGATTACGGACAAGGATAAGCTGTGGGAACTCACCAAGATTGCATCTGATATTTCCATAAACTATAATGGAATAACTGAACCCATAGAATTTGATGTAATTGTAAGTGAAACTGAATTAGATAAATCGCTTAATAATTATGTGTTGCTGAAGAGCGGTTCTTGCTACAACTTTAATGACATTGACATTACGGTAGATGATATTAAAGATGGAATGGAATTCTTAGAAGATGTCATAGTAGATGACACTTTCGTATCACGACATAAGCTTAAGACTAAGTTAGCTAACCTACCAGAGAAACAGGCTTTGATAGTAGAAGAATTGTTACGTGAAAAGAGGATAAAGCCTATCCTCAAGAAAGAGAAAAATTACGAGATTCCGATTTAATTGGTTTCCTCTGTTTCCCCTGGATCTGAACCTTCTACATCCTCAAAATTAGAGAAGGCGTATGAAGGCCAAGTCTTAGACAAATACCATAGGCTTACTGCGCCTATGGCTGTTGCAAGAGCAAAGTCGTCCTTACCGCCTTTCCTTCTAGTAATCTTATAGATTTCTTTACCACCTCTACCTAGAGTTCTTTCTTCTACCAGATCCAGAAAGTCATAAACTAGAGGTCTGTCTATTTCTTCTCCATCAGGTTTATGGAACAGAATATCTTTGCTTCGTATGCAAGCACAAACTATTTGCAATAATTTAGTTTTATCTACTTTGTAATAAGTTCTATTTCTGGGACTAGAAACAGTAGGAACTATCAAATAATTAGGAGAATATCCAACAAGGTATATTGGTACTAATTGAGAAGAATCTATACCCCACTGTCTCAAAAGAATTTCTCGTAAATGTCCCGCAGATCCTGTGTAATCATGGCACAAAAAAGATGGCATAATTAATTGGTACATATGTAATAATAATCTAGATTCTGTTTCTGGGGTCTGATCTTTGTATTTAAGTCCATATCTGACGTGAATTTTACCGTCAGAAGTAAGCCCTAAAATAGATACAGCCGTTAAACTATCTCCACTTAATCCACCACCACCCCAGTCTACGCTCATAGCTACATAATCATACATATGCCTTACGTTTAAGAAGTCTTCTGGTCGTACTTTCTCTAATACTGAAGCATTTCTCAGTTCATGTTCTGCAATGAGTGCTTCAGCAACATCATAACTCTCACCTAGTACCTCGTTAACAAAACGATATCTAGGCGTAGGACCTAATCCTTTTTGCTTATCTAATAAAGCCGACCAACGATCATAGTCTGCATAGTGCATGGGCATTATTATCTGAGGTACATGGATACCAAAGGATTTGGTAACTAGCTCAGGTTTCTCTGCAACCCATTCTCCAGTCCTTCTAGGACTAATGTTTTTCCGGCATTTAGCGCATACAACTGCAGGATATTCTTCTGAAATGTGAATATTTAATGGACCTATCATCTTCTCTATGTGATGAGCTAGGTTTGGAATATTCCAGAAACCACAGTGCTCGCATTTAATAACGAATTCGCATTTAGAACTCTCTTGCCAGAGGCTTTCTAAGGTTCCATCAAAGGACAAAGGAGTACCTGTATAGAGTTGAATACGCCAAGGAGAAGCGTTTAAAGTCTCTAGGATAACCGGAATATTATCTATATCAAAGTCTTGCGTTTCGTCGATGATTAGCACGTCGTTCGTGTAAGAGCGGATACGAGATGGATCATCGTGAGAATAGTTAAAAGCGATTCTAGATTGATTAGTAAAATCCTTGAATAAAGTACCTTGAGCGCACGAAGAATCTACCAATTTGTGATAGAGAGGAGAAGTTCTTATGAAAGGTTTTACGTAGCTGTTACTTAGGTTAGATGCCTGGCTCTTCAATGGAGTAATAATCATTATTTTGTGACCAGGAATCGACATAGCTCTAAGTACTGATAGTGCAGAGAAAGATGTAGATTTACCAAGCTGACGTCCAGCTTTGACTACTATCTTTCTTTGTAGATGCTTATTAAATAATGGAGATAATGGAAAATAATCAATTAATGTAAATGGTTGTCCATTTAACCTTAAGAAAATAGGTAATAACGGCTCTAGAGAACAATTAGCCTGGTTACTAGTAAGTTCTTCTAGTTTCTTAAAGAAATCCTTTAGTACAAGATCATCATTTTTACTTGTGGGTTTCATTGTGGATAAAACTACTTATAAAATCACATCAGGGATTATCTCTAATAATACAAAAGCTAGACAATATTCTAACGAATGTCGCGTCGAGTGTAAAGCGTTAGATAATAATAAGTTAGGCTTGGTAGGCACTTCTCTTTTCGTAGTTTGCTCAATAGCTCAATTTCTTACTGCCCTAATACCAATGGTAGTAAAAGGCGTTACTTCTTTACAAGAAGTAACTATACAAGGTAATTATCATGTTCCAGGTGAACATGATGGAAAAATAGTAGAAGTTAGATGTAACGGTAAAACAGTAAAAATAAGAGTCAGTCATAAGGTTCAATACGTGAAGCTAAATATTTGCAGGCGCTAATTAATACAAATTCAGCCTGCTAGAACACGCCGCTGAAGTAAATTCAGCGGCTCCTTCTTCCTTTTAGCTAAAAGACCATTCCCATGTTTTTATTCACTGCAGACTGGCATATCCGAAATAAACCTAAGAATGTAATTGCTAGAAAGATTATAGAGAATGATCAAGTAATAGCCATAGATTTATTCTCGCAGAAACTAAAAGAGCTTAAACCAGATTCAGTTTTTCTGCTCGGCGATATATTTGATACTAACAGAGTTAGCGGTCACGCTATCAAGTTGTTAACTAACGTAATTGAGTTGTGTAAAACACTTAAAATAAAGTTATTCTTTGTAGAAGGTCAACACGACAAAAACGAGGTCCCTATTCTATCTGCTATAGATCCCTATGTAAAGTTACTGGATAAGATATTAATTGAATTTAACAGTTTCAAAATATATGGACTCTCTATTCTAGATACTCTACCAACAGAAAAGATAGTTACTAATGCAGATTTTTTAGTAACCCATCAGGTATGGCAAGAGATATTACCATTCTTGCCTACTTTGAATCTTAGTCTAGTAGATGCTAAAGAAGTTATCTCAGGAGATTACCATAAACCTATATCTATTAAGAACTTACATTTTACTGGTACATTATATCCACAGAGTATTTCAGAAGTAGAAGACAAATCTATCTTATTCTTTGATGGTAAAGAATTAACTAGAATAAGCATTCCTTCCAGAAAACTATTTAGATTTGAGATAAGTAAAGCGACAGACACGTTTAACTTACAGAAGCAGATAGAAGAAATCATTAGCAATTGTAAAGATTTGCCTGCTGAAATAAAGGTTCCCATAATTGAACTTAGATTTACTGGAATGGATAAATCTGAATATCCAAAAGAATTACAACTTTTAATTAAAGAGTTGTCAGATCAGGTTCTTTTTTCTCAAGCTTTCATTCAGGAAGAAACTATCAAAGAAGAAGTTATTAACAAAGATAAATCCATTCTTTCTTTGGAAGAGAATATCAGAAAATGTACAGACAATGAAGAAGTAATAAATCTGTGTCTAAATTGTATTGACAGAGGAATGACTGCTATCGAGGAGTATTTCAATGCTGACGCTAGAAAGTCTTAGAATCGTTAATCTATTTCAATATGAAGATGCAGAGGTACATTTTACTCCAGGGATTAATTTGATTACTGGTCCTAACGGATCTGGTAAAACAAATATTATAAATTGTATCTTCTATGCTCTATCTGGTAATCTACCAACAGTTAAAGAGAAATGCTATAGAATAGGATCCTCTGCTAAAGACGCTCTAGTTGAATTAACTTTAGTCTCAAATAGAGATAGATATAAAATAACTAGATTTTTAGATACACCAGGTAAAACTAGTATAATAAAAGGTAAATCCCTGATTGCTATAGGAGCGGAAAAGGTTAATTCAGCTATTCTAGAACTTTTAGGTTCTGATAATAAAGTAGATATATCTAATGTATATGTAACTCAGGATAAGCTGAGATTTATTATTGATAGTCCTCCTAGAGAAAGAAAACAGTGGTTACTCAATATTCTGGGTTTATCAAAAATAAAATCTCTATGTGAAAATCTAGGTGTATTCATAAATACCTGGAAGAAGGTTATCTCTGAAGTAAACTTAGATTCTATTGAAAAAGAGATAGAAGAATTAACAAATAAATTGAATTCTACACCTAGTATAGATAAAACTGCAGAACAAATAACAAAAGAGATACAAGAGGCAATCAATAAAATATCTGAAGCTAAGGTGATAGAACAGTTATTGAGCATGCTGCAAGAACTAACTGATAAAGAGGGAGAAGTAATAAATAAAAAGGAAGATTTTAAAAAGAAATTGATTCTAACAGAAGAACAGATTTCTAATCATTTACAAGCAACAGCTACTATCAAGAAATTAAAACAAGAAGCTCTTTCTATATTCAGAAGAAGACAGAAGATTCTTAAAAAGACAGAACAGATTTCTATCAAAGAACTAGAGAATAAGAACTTATTTCTGAGAGTAAAATTACAAACTATCCTTAATAATTTATCTGCTTGTCCAGTATGCGAAACTCCTACTCATGAAACTGATCTAACAAAAGCTACTGTAGAATCTGTAGAGCAAGAGATAGCTGAAAATAATGAATTGACTATTAAGACAAAGAAGGAGATTCTAGCAACATCAAAAGATACTGGAATCCTCAGAGAAGAAGTCAAATCAAAAATCAAATTTATAAGAGAAGAAATAAATAAGAATAAATCTTTATTACTGAAAGACGTTTCAGAAGAAATAATAAATCAGCAATCTAAGATAATAGATGAAATCAAGAAACTAGAAAATGAGTTAGATCGTATCTCTGCAAGCATAACTGATATAACAAATAAAACTAAAGGAAAGAAATATATTCGCAGGGAAAAAGAGGAAGAGAAATTAAAATTACTAGAACAGGAAAGAGAAATTCTATTTGAAAGGAAATCTATTACAGAGCTATTAAATAGCAAGATAAAGGAAAGGGATAAATTAAAGGAATTTAAGGATAAAGAGAAAAAGCTGGAAATTATCAAAGAAGTCAGAAGAATATTCTCTTCCGAACAGTTTATAGCAAATGCAACTACCTCTTTTACCAAGAAGTTAGAGTCACGGATAAATAGGTATTTATCTATCTTACAAGCTAACTATAGAATAGAATTCTCTCCTCTTATGGAAGTCCTAACTAAATTCCACGATGGTAAAATACTAACAGAAAAATCATTATCTTTTGGTGAGCAGTTGATGCTTTGCCTTAGCTTCAACTTCTCTATATTAGCAGATACTAATTCTGGCTTCATTCTCTTAGACGAGCCTACTCTTGGACTAGATGAGTATCGCGTGTCTCTATTACCAGAATTCTTTCATGAAGTGGCGAAGGTAATGGCTGACGAATATCAGTTCATCTGTACCTCTCATGAAGAAAGGTTGGTCTCCGGAGCAGATTCCGTAATTGATGTCCTAAGTCTGCAGGCGTGAGTATGCATAGCACATCCAAGAAATTCTTTGTGTTCAACACTGGGAAAAACCTTTATGGATATCCAGGTAAACCTATAACATTTGCAGATATCTATGCTGCAAAGCCAGAATTTATCTATACTAATGGAATCTACCAAGCATTTTCTATTATTAGTGAATTTGATAGAAAAATAATCGTTAAAGTATCTGCACCGACGTTATGGCAAGGTAATACCCTTCTCAAGCTATTTAATAGGGTAAGAAATCTGAGTAAAATCATACCTACCTCCCGTGGAGGATTTAGGCAAGTAACTGATGTAGATTCTTCTATTTATCGTTTGAGATATCAGCTAGAGAACGGCTCTATATCCAATCTAGAATATCCTCTCGTAATTACTAATACTTTATTCAATTGGGAACTTACTCAGAAATTGCAATTCTTTCCATTCCTCAGCCTCCCCCATCTATACAAACTTTATAGCCTAATTCTTGATGTACGCTGGTTCTTTTATCCAGAACATAAAATAAGTAAGCTAGAACGGTATTTTGGTTACGGCGTTAAGAAAGATGACTATAATGATAAACTTTATGATAGAATAGACACTCTTAGAAGTACCTGGAAAGAACCAAACATAGCAGAAAGTATAAAAGCATGTGAAAAAGATATAGATATTTCAGATCCAAAGCTATTTCTCTGGAGATATTGGTATTCTTGTCTTACAAAGACGCATAGTGAAGCTAGTGCTGATTTTAAAACTTCAAAGAAATTCTTATCTATTCTAGCATATTTATGGATAGATTCTGTCTATGCTCACTGTTATGATAGGCTGTTTGAACCTACTAGAATTCTAGATGACGCAGCCGCTAAGGAGTACATCTTATGGTCGAAACAAAAGTGCTCTTAGTAGACAGAGGAAACTATCTTTTCATTAAAGACCATAAACAGTATGATTCCCTAATTTACAAAGAACTTTCATATGTGCATAAGCAATACGACGTGAATTATGCACATATGATTATGTTAAGGAAAACGTGTTATGAAGAAATAGATGTTAAAAATGAAAAGATAATAGTAACACCAAGTGGTTTCCTAGATAGAATCAAAGAGTTATTTGAAAGAAATAACATTAAATATGAATATCAAAAACAAGGAGATTTCCATGATTGCGTTGCAGAATATACAGACGAATCCCTGTTAGGGAATATCACTCTCAGAGGAAAGCAAATTCAGTGTCTTAAACAGATATTAACAAACCGACGAGGAATAATTAAAGCACCTGTAGGCTTCGGCAAGTCTTTCTTGTTTCCGGTCCTTGCCAGATTGGCTAGCTCCGCTAAAATTGACATAGTAGTTAAGAGGAAGGACATTGCCCAGGCTATTTATAAGGATTGCAAGAGCTTCTGCATTCCTGTAGGATTAGTAACTTCTGGTAAAAAGCAGAAACAAAGGGTTACTATCTATACCGCTGGCAGCCTTGGTCATTCTGACTATGACGCAAATCTTGTCTTAGTAGATGAATGCCATGAGCTGGCTACTGATAGATATCTTTCTTATCTTCTAAGATATAAGAAAGCCAATATCTTCGGATTCTCTGCTACTCCTTTTACTCGATTTGATAACGAAGGATTCGTTCTAGAAGGAGTATTCGGAAAAGTTATCTATGAATCCACTTATAACGATAATGTATCAGTTAAAAGTGTAGTTCCTATAGTCATAAGGTGGATTCCTGTAAGTTATCATCAGAAATATAGCAACATAAAACATGAAGCTATCTATAAGAAAATATTCATTTGGAATAATATAAACAGGAATCGTAAGATAGCCCAAGTAGCAGATGAGTATTTGAACCAGGGTAAGCAAGTACTCATAATTACTGAAACAGTAGAACATGCCCTCAGACTTAAAGCTTTATTACCTAGATTTACTCTCTGCACAGGGGCTGTATCTGCCACCAAGATAAAGAGATTCAAAGCTCAAGGATTGCCAGTAGACAGCTTAAATGTAGCAGGGAGGAGCGAATTATACGATGACTTTAAATCTAGGAGGTTGATGGGTGTAATAGCCACAGACGTATGGTCAACAGGTGTAAGCTTTGATGATTTAGATGTACTAGTTAGAGCAGACGCAAGAGCTAGCGGTACGATAAGTACTCAGGTACCAGGAAGAGTTTCTCGTATCCCTAAATTGACAGATAAAGAAGTAGGAATAGTAGTAGATTTTGCTGATATCTTTGACACTAAGTTATATAATAGATCACTTAGTAGATTTAGAATTTACAAACAGTTGGGATGGATACAATGCGATGCATTACTGCATCCGATTACAAAGCTTTCAGACTTAAAGAATCCTTCTATCTTTACACAGCTCTAAGCAAAGGAAATGCAGCTAATGTCTATCAATATCAAAGGACTATAAAAGCTGTTGATACCAGAAGTCACAACACTGCACTGAAAATAGTAAAGAAGTTAGAAGAAAATGATATTTCCGATTATGAAGGTTATGTAAGAGCTGGATTTGTTGTATTCAGACAACCTTATTTGAATATGCTATTAAGTGATAAGGTTCTAAAAGATTACGTAAGTCGTTTAGCTACAAGGCTTAACCAATTTTCCAATAATATTATTTCCTGTCTCCATAAATTCAGTGTAGATTGTACGACCCCTCCCATATCCTTGTTACAGAACGAGGAGGTTAGATTCGTCCTAGCAGCTAAGCAAGTAGAGAATCCTATCGTAAGACTTTATCTGTTATTTACTTACACAAATAAAGCGCTTCCTAAATCCTTAATAAGGCAGTCTATGTTACAATACAAGTTGTGGCCTTTTGCTTATCACAAGACAGAAATAGGGAAAATAATTCTGAATAAGATAGATCACATTCTTAATATTAAAGACGGTAATGGAGGTTTATATGATTCAGCAATGGAAAAAGATGATAATAAATTTCTGTGTCAAGAAAAATAAAGGCAAAGTAGATATGACGGATATTATCCTAAGCAAAGATATTAAAGAAAAGACAACGAAAAGAAAGGATTTTGTCCGTGGTAAGGATAAGTAGGGAGATAATTCAGTATGTTATCATTGCTGCGGCCAAGAACGAAAAATTACTCCTGGAATTAAAGTCTAGGATAAATGACAAATGCTTCACTATTGCCGAAATACTTGAAGAATACATCTGGAAAGCATTAGTAAATTACTATGAAACTACAGACTCACTACCGGACGCCCTTACTCTGAAGACTAATACTATTAGATTACTACTCAAAGATGAAATAAACTATGATGAGAATAATCTAAAAGAATTTCTAGAATATTTTGAGAATGATGAAGTTTCTGAGAAATTTGCCAGAGAACTAGCTTTAGAGTGGCTAGTGCATAGAAAGGTAGTAGAACCATTACCACAGAAACTAAGTGAAGATATAAATAAAGTAGTTCCAGCTCTAGACAAAGCTCTTGAAGAAATAAATAGCCTCAGATTCGTAGAAGACTCTACTGAATCTATATTCAAGTCTTATGAAGAAAGACATGAGTCTATAGAGAACATAGTTACCTTAGGAATTCCGTTCCTAGATGACAAATTCAATGGGGGTCTATTGCCTAATGAGGTAACGCTGTTATTAGGTCCTTCTGGTGTAGGTAAAACTACTCTCTCTGTGCAAATAGCTTGTAGCTGTGCTAAGTATGCATATGCAAATAATCTAGAAGGTAAAGTTGTTTATGTAACATATGAAGATGATAAATCTAAGATTGCAGAAAGAGTAATTGCAAATCTAGCAAGAATTCCTAGATCTAGATTACTTAAGATTACAAATCCTGAAGAGCAACTAGATAGAGTTAATCCAGCGCCAGGTTATGAACATCTGATAAATAGAGATTATGCACCAGAATATGAAAGATATCATTCTATTAAATGGATAGATAAATATCTGACAGTCTTAGATTTCTCTGGTAGATCAGGACAACCTTCTCTAGGTTGCGGCGGCTTCGATGAAATCTTGGCCGTATTAAAGACAATGAAGCAAGATAAGATTCGTCTTATCTTGATAGATTGGTTAGGGGTAATGGCTAATAGATATCTTTATTCTACTAATGTTAGAAATTCTAAAGATGAGTATATCCGTATTCTTAAAGATGCTCCAGATACTGCCTATAGGAAGCTATGTAAGAACTTTGATGCTCCAGTAATATTAGTACATCAATTGGCTGGTGCTGTAAACAAACTATCACCTAATAAACAAGTGCATCACAGCGACGCAGAAGGTTGTAAGAGTATCGCTGTGTCTGCTATGCACTGTATTACTTTAGGTACTCTAGATAAAGATTCTAGATGCAGAATGGATATTACTAAAACTCGTAGAAATAAGAAACCAGATGGCTCTGTCCTCCAACTCAATGGTAACTTCAATGAGTTTATCGACTTGTCTAATGATGTTATTATTGATTCTGCTACTGGTTACTTTGTCAGCAGAGAAGATTTCTTAGCAGAAAGAGAAGAAGAGGCTAGAGACAAGTATGACGATATCAGAAAGAAATACTTCTAAAGTATTGAATGCCCAGCTATACAACAAATTGTCAAATTTATTCCAAAATATCAAAATCCACAGGCAAGGCGACAAAGCTGTATACAGAACTATCAGTAACAAAATAGATATCATAGATTGGGGCGAGTGTTACTCTGTAGACTGCCCCTTCTGTGGGGACAAAAGATCCAGGTTGTGGGTCAGCCATATCTGGGGAATGCAGGTAGGTAAATATAAAGTATATCCCGCTGTTTGTTACAACTCTAATTGCATAAATAGTAAAGCTAAAAGATTTAAATTAATCAAAGCAATTGCATTTAATACTACCTGCGTAGTAGCTAACACACAGGTAATAAAGTGTCAAGATACAGAAGAGATTAGTGAACTAAAAGAAGCCTTTATCCCCAAAGGCTCTATCTCTTTGACAAATACAATATATGAGCCAGCCTACAACTACATAAGAGAACGAGGATTTGATCCTAAATCTTTGGCTCAAAAATATAATCTATATGTAAATATAGATGCTAGAAATGGTTTCCTGAATAACAGGATTATTATCCCAGTGTACTTTAAGGAGAAGCTGGTAGGCTGGACTGCTAGAACTATAAATGACAGCTCTCCTAAGTATATTCACATGCCTGGAATGAAAACAAAAACAATTCTATTTAACTTTGATAATGCTGTAAAACATAGGTCCTCTGTGATCATAGTCGAAGGAGTGTTCGACGTATTCCGAATGACGGAAACTCTTGGTAAAGAAAATACTGTGTGCTTATTTGGAAAGACCGCTTCTAGCACACAGATAGATCTACTGGAAAAGAATTGGAAACGTAAGGTTATATTACTAGACAGAGATGCAGAGGCAGAAGCCAAAGAGTTAGCATCGAGATTAACTAATGCCGTTGTCCTTAGTTCCGAAATAACAGATGATCCTGATTCCTTCTTCCAAGACCAATGAAGACTTATACTAAATCTAGGTCCAAACATTATGGTATTGATTACTTTAAAGATTATTTAGGAACATCCGTAATTGATTATTTCAAAAAGATAATTCCAGACATTACAGATGAAGAATTATTACTTGTAATAAATAAGTTCTACAAGAAAGCATTATATTCAGTAAAACATTTGCAAATAAACTATTACGAACAAGATATTCAAGACAATGTATATATTGTTCCTGGACATTTCTATTCTCCAAAACTCTACAATTACATTGATTTTTATAATAAAAAGATATTTGTAGAACCTAAGGATTTTGACCAATATGGTCCCATAATGAATCCAGATAATACGATAATGATATTAGGAAAGCATATAGGTGAAGAAGACTACAGATACAAGATAAACTTCTGTGGAACTGTTGGTTATAATACTCTGCAAAAGATAGTTAACTGGAAGAATAATAGTACAAAATACAAAGACCACGCTATTTACCTAGCGAACTTCATTAGGTGGAAGCTACTGATTAATTCAGATAAAGCTATTAAACAGTTTACTAAAGACTGCTATCCGTTAATAGCTAATGAGATATATATCTTAAAACCAAAATTGATTATCTACTTTCATGCTAATCCTTGTACTTTATTACTTAAGAAACTACTGAACACTGATCTCAAAGTAGGTACTATTTCTGCTTATAAATTCGAGACACCAGACGGTGAAATATGTGAAGGTAATATTTTAACTACTACTTTCTCTAAGATTGCTCAATTAGATTTATTTCTAGAAGAAATTGAGAAAACTAAAATAAGCACTAATAGTAATGAAAATAACGAAATTCCTATAGAACTACTTACAATAGATAAACTTAGGCAGCTTAGAAATGAATTAGTAGGAAAAGATACGACGATAGCTGTAGACTGCGAGTGGAATGGAGAAATAGAACGTTCTGGTGCTTTCTTAAGAAGTATTCAAATAGCTACTGATGATGGTACTTATGTACTACTCTTAACAGATGAAACCGGACAGCCTTTATTTACAGACATAGAGATAGAAGAAATAAGATCTCTATTGAAAGATATATTTCTATGTCCAAGTATTACCCTAGCAGGCTCATTCTTCTATACTGACGCTGTTTGGTTAAGGAAATTTGGAATAGATCTATATCCAAAATTCTCTAAGTTACCAAAAGAATTTATATTCAGTGATGTTATAAAACTAAAAGATATAAAAGTAGGTGTATTTGACATTGCTATGGCTTCTCTTGCCCTAGACGAGGAATTAAGTTTAGATCTATGCGAGATAGCAAAGAGAACTGTAGGAGCAGCGCGCTGGGATAAAGATATAGTAGATTGGGTAAAACAGCATAAGAAGGAGCAAGACGGTTTAAGCTATGGTAATGCACCTACAGAAATGTTAGTTAGATATGGTGGTTTAGACGTTTACTACACGTTAAAGAGTTATCATGTTCTAAAAGATTTATTATACAAAGATAAAAAGGAACTTAATTCTTGGGGTGCCTTCATTAGCACTAGCAGGATGTGCTGTGCCATACTAGATATGATGTATTATGGTGTACGCATTAGCTTAGACTTATGGAATGAATTACGTCTTAATTTTAAGAAAGCTTATAACAGATTAGTAGATGAAGTTAGAGAAAAGATAAAATGGCCAGCCTTTGATCCACGAAAAATGGATCACTTAAGAATAGCTCTGTATGGAAGAGAATTTGATGTAGAAGGTATTCTTCCTCCAGAAGCCCAAGTAGAAAATCTAAAACCAATCAAGCTAACAGATAAAACATTAAATAAAAGATTTAAAGGCTGGGATACGCTAGACGAAAAGACTAAGAAACTAGTAGGAGTAAGTGTAGACAAAGAGACTTGTGGAATTTTATCTGCTAGTAGTCAGTTAGCTAAAGATATAAGTAATATCAAAATAGTAGATCATGCAATAAAAAATACATTATCTGAAAAATGGGAACGCTTTATTCAAGACGACGGTAGAGTTAGGTCTTTCGTTTCTCCTACATTGAAGACTGGTAGATGTAGGAGTTCAAGACCTAACATGCAGAATTTTAGTAAAAGAAGAGACGAAGAGTTTAAGAATCTGTGTAAAATAGACACCACCCTGAGATCAATCATTATCCCAGCAGAAGGGTATTCCCTAGTAGAATGCGATTTTGCGTCTGCAGAGCTTTTTGTACTAGGAGTAATGTCCGGGGAAGACCTTCTAATAGAACATTGTAGAAGATCTGCTCTTCCAGATAATCATCCAGATTATTACGATATTCATTCCAATCTAGCTTGCAAGGCCTTTAAGCTAGACTGTCCACCAACTAAAGAAGCATTAAAGAAATTAGGTAAAGCTCATCTAAGAACTATAGCAAAGTCATTAATTTACGGCATAAACTATGGGAGAGGAATTTCAACTATTTGTAAACAAATTAAATCTGAAGAACATATAGAAATCAACGAAGATGATGCTATCAAATTAAAAGATATTATTATGGAAAGCTATCCAAAAATTGCTGATCTACAAGAAGTACTAATGAATGTTCCGATACATCCTGGATATCAAATCAATTATTTTGGTAGAATTAAACATTTCCGAAAAGCTTATGATGAAGAGACTTTACATAAGTATCAGAGAGAATCTCTAAATTATCCTTTTCAATCAATGGTTGCAGATTGCTTAAATCTATTCACATTTTATCTACAGAAAATAGCAGTTAAAGAATTTAAGGAAGATGAATTACAACTTAGAATATTGCTACCATTACATGACGCATTATTAATAGAAGTTAAGTCAGAGTACGCTGATTTAGTAGCTAATGAATTAATTCCAGAGGTAGCTAAGAAAGTAACTTTCAAGCAATGGAATATCTATGGGCAAGCGATGTCAGACAAAGAGTATCATCTAGACATGGTGTCTAAGATTTTGAAGTGACTTTTGCTAGACAGGAGTTTGCTGTGAGAGAGCTTAAGATTAGTGACAACCCTCTAATGAGGGGCCGTGGTGGTAACTTTGAATCCTTTATTCTAGCTCCAGTAAATGGTACTAGAAGATATCTATTTAAACCAACTTGGGATTTTACAGCTTTAGTATTTAGACCTCTACCAATAGTAGATGAAAATAATCAGATTACTAGCTTAGAACTTGATGGAGACATTGGTAATTGGTTTGGTTCTGGATTTGATGTAGCAGAAGTAGCAGGAGAACGCTTTGCTAACTTTGTAGTAAGGCATAGGTTAGAAGATTTCTCTGTTCGAGAAGAAGCTCCAGCCTGGGCATTGCATACCTTTTTCAGTAAGTATAGTAAAGTCAAAATGCTGTATGCCCTGGGTAAAACCGAAGAAGCGGAGCATAAGAAGGCTTTACTTGATCCGAAGATCTATAAGAGACTAGAAATAGATACCAGGACTTCTGTTAAAGTAAAGCAAATGACTGCTATTCAGTCATTAGTCCTGGTTCATAAGTCTAAGTTGTATGAACCAATGTGTGGACTAGAACCACACCTTCCCGCCGTCCCTATAGTTTTATTACCATCATCAGCTAGTCAAGAAGTTGAGTCTAATATTAAAGAAACAGGAGGTCATATTGTAGATGTAACTGGAGAAGAAGGTGCTTTTATCCGTGTTGTAAGACACGGTACAGATAAGAGCTGGTATCCTACCAGCGGTAAACCTGGGCTAACCCAGTATGAAGTAAGGGTATTGAGTAAATACGATCAGCACCTACCAAATCTACCAAAAGATTTTGATATTACATCTAAAACTACGAAATGGTCAAAGACATTTATTCTTCTTTCTCCTGAGGAGCAGCTTAATATTATTCTTTGGTGCAATATTCCTAGTATCTATCTTTACTGCGCCCTTGCTGATTCTTTCTCTTTACCTAATAGGGTAATTAAAGAAGCAACTAAGGAGCTAGGTATCACCTCTGTTCCCATTGATTCTACTATCCCCGCCCCAGAAAAAGTAGCTAGAGTAGAGGAACAGAGAACGTCACAAGTAAAGCAAGAGGCCAAGGATGATCTAGATAGCGTTACTTTCACACAAAAGGCTGTAGTACAAGAACAGCCAAAGAAAGAGGCTAGTAAGTCTCTATTGAATAAGATTTCTAACCAATTATTAGAAGATGATGAAGATGAAGTTCCGTTTGAGACAGAAGATATCAACAGCAAGAAAAATAGTATAGAAGAGGACGAAGATGAAGATATTGAATCATTGATTAAAGCTATTAGAGCCAAGAGAAATAAAGGACAGTAATAAACTAATACAGCCTGTCAATAAATGGCAGGCACTCTGGTCAGGTGGTGGAATAGGCAGACACATCGGACTTAAAATCCGATGACCAGAAATGGTCGTACGGGTTCGAGTCCCGTCCTGACCATTAATTGTCTATTTAGCGTTACTTTTTTGCTCCTTAGGGTCTCTGTATGAGCAGTCTGTTTAAGTCAGCATTAGAAGAAATTAAGGAAGAATTATGTAATGAAGGTGTATTAGAACAGTATGGTAGCAACACACTTTGTATTAAGGTTCCATCATTAGCATTCAGATATTTAATTCAATATGAAGGTCTACCACTAAGCAAATTCATATTAGTTACTGGACCTCATGCTTCATATAAATCTACGCTATGTCTAGAAATTGCTAAGTGGCACCTAGAGATGGGAGGAGAAGCTGTATTATTTGACACTGAAGGTGCTTCTTCTACCCTACATCAAGCAGTACTAGGACAAGCAATTTTTGCTAAAGAATATCAGTTTATGGAAGATTGGATAGATGCGTTAATAAGAAGGGTAGTTCCAAAGTTTAAGCAAGCAATAAATGCTGGAGTACATGCTCCTGTCTGCTTTATCATTGATTCTATAATTGGTTCTGAGTCTAAGAAAACTAGCAATAAATTAGAAGAAGATGTAAACACACTATCTAGCTATCCTCTAGAGGCTAAATTACTATCTGGTTTTCTGAAACATAAGAATTCTATCCTACTAAATTATCCTTTTACTTTACTGGCTACAAATCATATTAAAGAATCTATAAATCCGTATGGAGGACCTGAGAAATATATTCCAGGGGGTAGAGCATTGACGTATCATGCTCAACTGATTTTAGAAATGCATAAAGAGAAGGCACCAGAACTTAAATCAGATAGTTATGAATCTGCATTGAGAATAACAGTTACTAAAAACAGATTTGGTCCTGAAAAGAATTCTATTATTGTTCCATTTGTCATAAAGCAAGCAGGCATTCACGAGACTATTCTAGTAGCTAGATTCTTATGGAATACAGCTACTGTGAAAATGCTTCATGAAGGTGCCGGGTTTAATATCAGAATTAAAGATAAATTATTAAATAAAATTAGATCTGTAATAAATATAGAGAGTAAATCCGCTGGTAGTAAGGGAATAAGATACTTCTGTAAGGAGTTAGGAGTATCTAGAGAAAGTGCTATATCCGCGGAGGAATTAGGAAAAATGATTGAGTCTAATCAGCAGCTCCTTGAGGAGTTATACAAGGTGCTGATGATTAGAAAAGCTACGTTCATAGAACCTAAAAATGTAGCTGTCAAGGATACCAATAGCAAGGAGGATGTTAAAGTAGAAGCAGATGAAGCAAATGAAGAATAAAAGGATTGAAAACTGGTTCTGTTTTCACAAGTCCAAGGAGGAGAAGTTATCGACACAAACTTAGAACTCGGAGCTATAACCATGTTTCGTGAAATAGTTAAAGTGTTAGTAGATATTTTCAATCCTGTCTGTCCAGAAAAAATAATACGAGAAGAGCATAATACACAACTACAGAACAAAGATAAAGAAATCAATGTAATAAAAATTACTCCTGGAAATAAAATTCAAGTAACTAAAAATATTCCTTCGAACAAAATTGAAGTGGTAAAGATTACTCCTGAGAGTAAAGTTACTGTTCAGAGTAAAAATAAGCTCGCACACAATATCAAATTTAAGAATAACCCTAAACCTACAATTACACACAAACAATGTACTAAACGTGTTCGTAAGAAAGTGTCTTCTCGTCCAAAGAAGGAGGATCCGAGAAGGAGTTTCAGAAATGAGTCTGTTCCAATTACAGGACGTTTTCGGAGGAGAAAACTACGATGGAGAGGTAGACGCATACATTAGGAGGTTATCTAGAAAGAAGCTTAATAAGACATCCCTACAGCTCGCCGCCTGTAGGGATGTTTTTTCTTTAGATACTAATTTAGTTTTATTGAAAGCTCTAAGAAGTAATAAATATTGGGAGAACGTATTAAAGGAAATAGACAAGAAAATTAAGTCACAACTTACACAGAAGCATGCAATAGTAATAACTAGAATTAGAGGGCTAAATAATTTCTGTATGATCTCAGATTACATAACTGCTTATAATATGGGCCCTCCAGTTATTTTATTGAAGAATTATGTAACCAAAGTATTTGACGAAGATTTAGCTATCGTTACACTAAAGAGATTCATCAACTATCTCCTAACAGATTATTCTTAGGAGAAATTACTAATGACATTATTTAAATTAGAACTCTTTGGAAATAAGACACTAATGATTAATACTATTACAGTCGATGAAAATACAAATTATGTAGGCATTAGTTCTAACGACTGTCAGGTACATAAAGTCTTAGATCATGTTGATTCAGATTCTGGCATTAGATTACTGAAGAATTCCGGATTTCCTGTTTTAGTACCTGTACTGAAACACCTATTTATCAATTCAAAAGATAAATATTTAGATTTAATAGTATTATTCTTTAAAGCGATAAAAGAGTCTAAGTTGGATGTCAAAGAAATAGTTCTCTTCTATGAAATTAATAAAGAAAACGATAAACCTGTAAACATGGGTTTATATATCGGAGGGGACGAAGCCTTTGAAGATGAATCTATAGCTTGTATCTGGCCACATTTAGTGACCGTATATACAAGAATAGAACAGAGTCTAGCTAACAATATCCATAATAATATTTCTAAATACAAATGTTTCTATCTAGAGGCCGATAAAAAGAATCAAGTAAAAGTTAAAGAAGGAAATATTAAAACCACTGTAGAAAGTAATGGTTACACAAAAGTATATATGTCAGCTACAACAGAATCTTTGGAGAAGAAGAAAATTCCAGATGAATTAGATAAAACAATGGATACATTTACTATGTTATTAATGATTATCAATGAATGCGTTAAACACATAGCTAAGAAAAAACTTCCAGTTAAGCAAATCCTTTATTTAGTATCAACGACTGTCATAGAGGACATAGATTCTTACGCTGCTTGTGTATTAGTAGAACTCAAATAATAGGAGATATAAAGATGGTAGATTTAATCACCGAGGCGGAACGTGTCATTTCTCAATTCAATCAAGAAGAAAGAGAGATATACGAAAATCTTAGAGAAATGCTTCTAAGTGAAGCTAAATTAGAACTGCTTGGCAGATATAAAATTGCCAAATATGTTCATGACATCTATACAAGAGCCAAAGAAAAATCTAGTCTCTATGGACAATCTCTGATTTCTAGATTAGCCATCGCTATTGGCTACAAAAGCGTGAATCCTTTGTATGAAATGATTAAAGTAGTAGATACTTGGAAGACGGAAGAAGAATTCAAATTGAATGTAATTGATACACTAGGGCAAGACGAAGATAAAGTAACCTGGAAAGAAGTAGTATTCATTTCCAGAAGAGATGAAGCAGAACAGAAAGTAATTATTGATAAGTTACAAAAGGGAAAGGACTTAGAAGAAGTCAAGAAAGAACTTGATTACAAGCCTACCAAACCTGGTAAATCTGCTAAGAAAGTAGATTCTATTAACGATTTCACAAATCAGATAAATAAAGTTTGCAACGATATACTTAGTAGAAAGGAGGATTCCTGGGACGACTTTGATTTGCTTGGAGAAGTTACAGCCGTTCTAGAATATGAGACGGAATCAGTTATAGAAAATGTATTGAATAAATTAGATCAGACATTAGAAAATCTTAAGACCCTAAGAACTGAACTCTATGGTATGATAGTAGAAATGGAGAAAATTAGAGAAAGAATAGAGAAAAGATTAACACAAAAAGATGATAAGACTGAAGATGATTCAGAAGATAGAGGCTTTGGAGATGACGAAGAAGACTACGAAGAAGACGACTACTCAACAGAAGCCGAGCAAGATGAATAGTATCCTTATTGAAAATAAAGCCTCCATTGGAGAGAAATATCTAGCAGAGAAATATACAGAAATTCTATTACTAATTAGATCTTGTCTAGATGACTGTAATAGACGGACGTTGACAGTAGAACTTGCTAATAGCATAGCTAGTAAGCTAGATATTACTATCAAAAGCATTGATGATATTTTTCATGGGCAACAGAAAAGCGCTATAAAGCAGCTAGATGAAGATGTATTTAGAGGAATCCTAGAGCCTTATCTAGGAGAAAAGCTATTGCCATCTCACATCACAGAAATTGCTTATTTGATAACTGGTAATCTATTCGATCTCACTGAGGATACGAGATTAGCTAAAAGAGGAGGTGAGCAGACCCAGAAAGCTTTCTATGTTATTACAGGTTTTGATATCAAAGATATGACATTGACTATGAAAGTACTAACAGGTTCCCATGCCGGATCTGTAGTATATAAGAAAGCTAATAAAGTAGAATTCTTGAAAGCCCTAGCGTATAGACTAGGTTTCAGTATGAGATTCAATGAAAAGAATAAACTTGTGTTTAGATCAGGATATGACCTAGTAGGTAAATTCGGATATGGAGAATTTACTGTACTTGGAGATACTTGCATTGTCAAAAGTATGTTCCTGGATGAGAAAGTCAATGTAATTAAATCCTTGAATAGAAGAGATACCTAGGAGACTGAACTATGCTACAGTATAGACCTACGGAAGGAACTGTTCCTGATAGGCTATATTACTCTCCTGCTAGAGACCTAGCTAATTGTGGAGTCGGTATTATCACTGCAGCTATGACTTTCCTTGAGGAAGATATTAATGCTGGTAAATTTACTTTCAGTGATTTTACAATAGAAGATTTAGAAGCTGCTGTAGAAAAGCTAGGTAAAGCTGTCTCCAACATCCTAGAAAAGACAGACCAAGAAGCTCTCCTTGAAAGCGGCTTTCTGGACTGCGATCCTGCTATAATAAATACTGTACTTAGTTATATTGGGAAAGCCTTAATCTATTCCACGTATATTGCTATTAAGGATGTTCATTCGCTAGGAGATAAACCTCCATTAGCAGTAGAAGAATTCATTAGACAAATAAATGAATATCATAAACAGATAGTTACCAGAACAATAATGAGAAAGACTAATAGAGCTTTCAGAAAAGTAAAAGATTTATTTTTGAGAGTAATAAATGCTGTCAGAGAAAGTCTAGATTCTTTGACAGACATGATACTCAACAAAGGACCTTAAAATGATTCTAGGAGTTGATGTAGGTATTAACGGTGGTTACGCCTTAATAAATGGTAATAATGAGCTTATAGAGTGTGGTAAGCTTCCATTTAGAGCCCAAAAGGTAAAGAAGAATAAATATAAGAAGGTCCAAGACGTAGAAGGTACACAGAAACTATTTACATCATTGAAGAAAGCCTTCAATGTCTCTGTAGCAGTAATAGAAAATGTACATCCAATGGCCGGCCAGGGCGTTAGTAGTACTGGGAATTTCTTGAAAGCTGCTGGGATCATTGAAGGCCTGCTAAAAGGATTAGACTTTGAAGTAATCAAAGTCAGTCCTAGAACATGGAAGAAGGCATTAGAAGTAGATAGTGATAAGAAGAAGTCAAAAGCTCTTGCAGAGACTATATTTAGGACAACATTTGGTACCCATGATATCGCCGAGGCAGCGTTGCTGGCTTTATATGGGAACATAGTAAAGAAACAAGGAAGATAAGAATGCCACTGGCTGTAGCTATATCAACAACTGGACTTGATCCAGAACAAGACGTCCTATTACAATTGTGTCTAGTAGCGGAAACTGAAAATATTATTACTAGACAAATATCCATATTTATAAGGCCTGACGTTACTAGTACAGAGTTAGAAGAAATAGAAGATAAATTAGAAGCTAGTAACAATAGAGAAGCACTATTAGAAAGTAGCGGAATAAAAATAGCAAAGCAAGCAAAGCTAACCTTAGAAGAATTGATAGATACCGGAATCGGAATTAAAGCCGCACACAGGATTTTCTCCGGATTAGTTAGTAGGTTCGGTTTTCCGTTACTGTTAGTAAATGAGTGGGTAAAGGAGTTTTTACAGGCCAAACAGTTCAGCATTCCTTCAGAGGTCGTGTATGTAAACAGTGCCATCGTTGAAAGGTATGGCCAAACGTTTCAAAAAGTTCCACTTCATAGAAAGGTAGAAGTACTATTAGAAGATAAAGATCTATCATACAAAATAGCAACTGGTGATTGTTTAAGTAAGGCACATGCTTTACTTAAACTGTTTTCACTAGTTAGTAAATAATCAGAAATGAAAATTGATTTTATACAATAGCCACCAGAAATGGTGGCTATTGTTATTTATAGACAAAACTGTAAATTAGTGACTTACAGAAATCTATTTGATATAGAAATCTTTTGACAAACTATCCTCTCTTAGGAGGTAACATGAAACTATACAAAGAATCTACCGGAACGTATAAAGAGAAACAAAATAAGAAACAAGTAATACTTAACAGAGAAGATGTACAGTTAATAGGAAGACATGAATTTTATTGTAAACTATTTTTTATCTGGAATAACCGAATAAGAGAAGCTTCAACTGCTACAGATTTTAATTACATAGGCTACTATAAAAATACAATCAACGTAGGCTGTTACCAATTGACATAGTTCTCGTACCCGATTCTGTTCAACACAAGGAAGGAATGCCACCGTGACTGAAATCATAACTCTTTCGGAACAACCGTCCTATGGTCCCGAGATTCAGGACAATATTCCTGTCTTCACGCACGGTGTTCTGGTAAGAATGCTCGGAGATGATCTTCTCGTTAAACTATGTAATCACAACAATGTGCCAATTCTCATCACACATTTAGACTTCGAGCTATTTGAGGACTTACCGAAAGTCAATGGAATCGACTTCAATCGGGCACTATTTGCCTCACCTGAATTTCAGAAGGTGCAAAGTATCTTATCCCAATTAATCGTTGCATTAAATGAAAAAGGGACTGAGTTAGCATCATTCTCTTTTAAGGAAATGTATTTACCGTGCAAGAAAGATACTAGCGCAGTTCAAGCAAAAGTACATGTTTGTGAGGTTCATACCAACGATTCTTATCTAGAAGCAGTACTTGGGGAGGATAGAAAAGTCAGATTTGTTAATAGAGCCCCAGAAGGTTATGCCAAGTTTATTTCTGAAGAATTGTCAAAACTGTCGGTAGATTCAACGTTCCTCCAAAATCTGGGATCTGCTCAAGGATGAACGATACTAGCTTTGGTTCGTCTTATCTGGATGGAGTGCTTCTATACAGAAATGAAGCTGCTGCTGAGGTAAGGAGATATCTATTAGATAATAACTACATAACTGGAAACGGCTTCTTTATAGTAAATGGTAAACCATATACAGAAAATGAAGATGTTCATCATTTTATATCCCCAATAGCAGATGGTGACCAACATGTAACTTGGTTTCTAGGCTCCATCCCAATGTCTAAAATGACATACGATCTCTTTTTGAAGAAAGGGAAGTTGAGAGTAGATAATCTACCTGTCAAAAGACTTACTGCGGTTCTACCACATTTGAAATTCCCAGATTCCTTATTCTATTTTCTAGTAGAACGTCCTTTTGAAGGCTGGATAGTAAAGACTACTGATGACATCTCACATGTTACCTTTGCGACAAACAATAAAGTATTTCTTATTGATGTAAATAAATTTGTACCTAAATATTGCAAACATTTACAGAAAGACTACCGTCCTGGACGTGAAAGAGAATATCTATTTGACTTTGTGCGACTAATGCATTTAGCAGATATGAATAAAGAAAATTCGCATAAGATATATGGACGAACATCTTATGCTAGACACATAGTGATAAAAGATCTAGTTAGTAGAATCTTAGCAGATAGTAAAGACTGTATCCATCTAGAGCCTGTAGCTTGTCCTTTCTGAATTTGGAGTA